CTGCGCGTGATTGTCACATGTCGCGGTCTCCGTTGCATTACTTGGGGCGCATACTTTTTCCGAGCACAATGGTAGATGGAACAGGTGTCGTACATACACGTCGACTCGCGTAACCGTGATACGGCACTGTTCCCGTTTTCAAACACGTACACCGTGTTTCTGAACAAACCCATCACGAACGTGACACGGGTCGATCTCGTATCAGCCATCGTCACGAATCCATTCAGCACGGGCAACGCCTTCATTTGGCTGGACATTACCGAGTTGCGTACACCCTCGACGTACGATGCGCGTAAGCTGACGTTGACCAATGTCGGACCGCTTGCATCAGTCGCACAGCGCATCCTAACGATCAGTGCAGTCGTCACGTCAACCAGCATTGCCGCGAATCAGGTGTTCACGAACATTGCATCGACAGCCACTGGAAATGGAACGGACGCACGATTCACGGTGGTCCGTAATGGTGCAGGTGTTCCCACCGTGACGCTGGTCGCAGCTGGCAGTGGATACTCGGTCGGGAATACAATTACACTTGCAGGTGCGACTGTCGGTGGCTCGACCCCGACTGACAACATCACATTCACGGTTGCGACCATCGGCACGAACCAGATCCAACGCAATCAAACGTCGAGTCAAACACCCGCCACGTCGTTTGCCGTGATCCCGATCGACGTCGCCCAGAACTTCCAACGGACATTTCGCGAAACGTCGGATTATGCGTACTCAGTGACGTACCCGTCACGGCTCGATACGATTGAGCGCCTGACGGTTCGTTGGGCTGATTATACCGGCGCGACGGTGACGTTCGGTACAGCAGGTTCAACCACCTACGATCCAAACATGTTTGTGCTTCGGGTCTACACACAGATTGTTCCGACGACGCCTGAACGCCCTCTCAGTTTGCCACCACCGGTTGGTGAGGGACTCTTCGAAGATAAATCGCGGGTGTATCTCGGCGCCCTTGCGACACTCATCATCGGTCTCATGATGATTATGCTTACGCGTCGCCGACGTACCTAGAGCGCACCCACAGACGGTTGTTCTTGTACACGTGCGACGCCTTGCGCTGACTCCGCTTGGTCAGAAGCTCGACTAATTTGAGGCGACGGAGGACGGTCACCGGTGATTGACCCCCCGTGTTGATTGCACGGACCAGTGCGTTGTGGCGCATCCGAGGAGACGCCACCGTCGAGTACCCCCACATCGTGAGCATTCCCGCCTTGGGCCTCGGGAGCGTCTTGGGTCCGTGACCCGGTCGGCCCAGGTTCTTGATTGTCGTCGACTTGACGCGAATCGTCCTCCCTCGTAGGTGACGTGTGTACGCAACACGCCGGATCGTTGGCATTTACTTTACACAGAGACTTTTTCGTTTGTGCGTGACCAATCATGAACATTCGAAGTTTTGCGTCGTGCGACGCACCGAAATTAAACGTATCAATGTCGCCCGCGAGCAAGCCTATACATGGGAACATGGAGTACCTTTCACGGAGTGTCATGGCGGCACTCAGGATGCAGAGCGCGTACGATTTGAGATCCTTCACATCAGACTTCCATTCATCGCCAATGCTGAATGCAAGCACGGTTTTTGGATCCCGGCCGATGAATGGGCCGCAGGGAATCGCCTCGAGTGTTCCACCGTCGATGTAACGCCACGGCCCGATTTGCATGCTCTGAAACAGAAAGGGGATCGATACGGACATGCACACGGCATCGAGAACAGACATGGACGGTGTCGTGTCGACCGAAAAGTAGTGCGTCGCGTGCAAGTCGATGCAGCACGCCGCCACGTGGAGCTTCACTGGCCAGTGTGCGTAGAGCTCGGCGAATGTGACGTCATCCTTTCCTATAAAGGTACGTGCGGTATCCTCAAACACGCCGCGAACCTTTTTCGTGCTCACAAGACCAAACGATTTGAGAAGCACCTTGATGTTTGGTTTCATGACCGCCTTGATCGGTGCAGCGAGGCTGTACTGAAGAGCCTTTTGCATATCACCCTTGGCGAGGATGTACACAAAGCCAAGAAGAGCACCGGCAGATGCACCGGAAATTGACACGAGTTCGTTGAGTGCACTGGCGTCCGACAGTGCACTGAGCGCCCCCAAATACATAAAATATCCCATCGCACCTGGACCGAAAGCCAGGTGCTTCATACTACCTGAATCTAATAGTAACGCGGAAACTGGCCGCGCATGAACGAAAAGACGAGCGCAAACACGACGGCGTGCACGGCAACGGCAGCCGGCGAGCTCTGGCCAGACATGAACACGCCGCGGCTGCCTGGAGGCAGGGTCAGCAGCACACCGGGCGTCAGCAGCACGAACAGCAGAGCCGGCACGATCAGGTCAGCCGGGCGAAGAGACAGGCGCAGCACGAAGCGCGCCAGCACATAGTACACGAGCGACAGGACGAGCGCATGGATAAAGACCGTCTGCAGCTGGCACTGGCAGCCTGGGAACAGCTTGAGGCTCGGCAGGGCCAGGATCAGGCCCGGGCTGAGCAGCGCAAACAGAATGGCGGGCGTGAGCACCTTGGGACCGGTGATATCAATGGGCATTTATAATACGCGTTGAAAAAAACTTAGCTCGAGTTCCGACTGACATACTGGACAAACGAGGGAAAGGTGGCATTGTTCAGGATCGAACTCGAAATGTGATTATCCTCGAGATACGCCTGGAGCGACATCCACATGTTCATGATGTGCTCCGAGTTCCAGTCCTGCCACGACTCTGGGTCGAGCACCTGATCATCATCGTCATTGTTGTCGTCGTCGCGGGCATCCTCCGTCTGGAAAGCATCGTATGCGTATTCGTTGTTGACACCCATGGTGACTGGTACTTGATGTACTGGCGCAGCAGATCCTTAGACCTTACGCACTGTAAGCACATCACGCTCCTTGACGGGAGCTGCGTCCAGAATCGACTGGAAAGCACCTTCAACCTGCGCGTCATTCCCACCGAAAAAGGCGGAAAGACCGCTGAGAATCACATCCTTGGTGATGCTCCCCTTGGACTCTTTCTTCTGGTAGGACACCTTGTGTCCATCCACCTTGACGTCGACATCGGCCGCCTCCGTCTTCATATACGTTTGGACCTCAGATCGAAGCTCCTTCTCGCGCTTATTCAGCACGCCGATATCGGCACGAGCAGCTTTGAGCTGAGTCTTGAGACTGAGCCATTCAGTCATGGTATCACGCATGGTTGCCATTTAAGTCAACTGCGCATTCTTTTTTTATCTATTTGTACTCGTTCTGGATCTCAAACTTGGGACGCATGGTGTCGGGCGGGATCGTCGACAGGTTGAAGATGCTCACCGACTCACGGGGGTTGGCCGGCTCGGAACGCTCCTGGAGGTTTGCGTTGCGCAGAACGCCGCCCGCCGTCTCGGGGAAGCCAATCTGGGCACGGGGATCCAGAAAGTTCTGGCCGGACAGAATGGCGTCTGGGCTGAACTGGCCAAAGTCCTCGGTCGTCACAACCTCCTTGGGGATCAGACCGACGTTGGGGTCGGTGGGCGTCTGACCAATCTTAAAGCCGACGCCGCTGGCCATCGCGGCAAAGGGAGCAAACATGCCACCGTCAGTCTCACTGCCCTGGATATCACCCACCATGCCACCACCCGTGGTCTCGGTCACGGGCGAGGCACCCTCCGGTGCGGCGACAAACCCGCTGCTCTGAGGGGCGAAGAGCATCAGCGTAATCAGAAAAAGAAGTACCAAGATAGCCAGACCTTTGCCGTCCATTTATACTGTACGCCGACTTTTTTTACAGATCGATGTCCGGCTCCTCCTCCTCGGCTGGGTCATCCTTGAAAAGATATTCCCGGGGAAATTTGGGCTTCTGATGCGCCTTGACACGCCCCTGGACCACCTTCCATACCGGCTCGAAGGCGCGCTTGGTGAAGACGAGTCCTACCAGTTCGAGAAGAACATCGACCGACCCCGACTGGGCCAGCTCGACGCGCGCCTTCTGGGTGTCGTAAAATACAGTCACCACCTCACCCTTGATCGTGACGAGCGAGGCTGATAGCTCGTGCTCGGGATTGAGGCTCTTCTGGTATGCGGCCATCACAGTCTCGTCGGCAATCTCCTTACCGAACCACAACACCTTGGACTCTTTGGCCTGAGTGATGATCTGCTCATCAATGTCAGAGAAAAGAGTAACGTCTCTCGCGACCGTGATGGTCACCTGGCTGCCCTCGGTGACCAACTTGACGTTGTTCACCTGGTGGACGCATCGATCTCCACTGTCCTGAGTCACCTTGAGAAAGTATCGACCATCAGGAAGCTTTGCCGGGATTCCGTACAACATCGTATCCATAAAACACTTCTTCGCTCTAAGTAATGAGCAGCGCACCTCCCGCCACGCCACCGACGATCTCGACAACCGCCAACTACTGCGGGGATCAGTACAATAACAAGGGCTGTAAGTGCACTCCTCAGGTGACGCCTGGGTTGACGCCCGCCACCGAGTCTGCCGCGAACACGACGCTCATATGTGCATACCAGGAAAACGGTATTCAGTACGGATGCGACGCAGGCTGCTGCCCTGATGGTACGTGTGCTGGATCTCCTGGCACGAGCAGTGCGGCGTCCGCGTCGACGACGGGTGACGCGGCGTCCACGTCGACGACGGGTGGTGCGGCGTCGAAGTCACGGAACGGGAGAATATACTGGGCGATGATTGCACTTTCCATCTTGTATGCCGTTTTTTTGGTTCTGGCCGTCGTATATGCGACGTCGCGCAAACGGTAGCATAAAAACATTGGCCAGAAGTAGATGGAACCCCTTCCAACCCCGAAGCAAACGTACGAATACGTCAGGGACACTGTGGTATACGGGGCTGTAAAGCTCTGGCACGTGGTGATTTTCATGGTGTTTGGGCCGATGCTCACATGGCCGATGCTCGCCCTGCTCATGTTGGTGTTTGGTAACGAAACGAGAAAAGCACTTAAAGATGCAGTGAGCATAGTAAGTAGAAATGGAGACCTCTACCAACGACCTTCTGACGAGCCTGCAGTCCGAGATCAAGGCACTCCGCAAGGATCTGCGTAAGGTGAAGCAGCTGCTCGAGGACCCCTCCGGTGAGAAGACCAAGGCGCGTGCCTCGAACAACGGCTTCAACAAGCCCCTGGATGTGTCGGACAAGATGCGCGCGTTCCTGAAGCTGGGAGTCGAGGACAAGGTGTCTCGCAGCCAGGTGACGAAGTTGATTAACCAGTATGTGACAGAGAAGGGTCTGAAGGCGGGTCAGCAGATTACGCTGGACGATACCCTGAAGGATCTGCTGGCCCCGCCCGAGGGTACCCAGATCACCTTTCTGAACATCCAGAAGTATATCAACCCGCACTACATCAAGGCGCCGGTTGAGCCCAAGGCTCCCAAGGTCCCAAAGGAGAAGAAGGCGGTCGCACCGGTCATTCCCGCAACGCCTTTGGTCGCACCGGTCATCCCCGCAACGCCTTTGGTCGCACCTGCAGTTGAGTAGCCCAAGGTGGCTCGCCCGATTCTGAAGAAGCCTGTCGCACCTGCCGCCACCAAGTAAGGACTTAAACATTGTCTGCGCGTGTAATAACAAATGGAAACTATTGAGTTGATTGATCCACC